TGGAGGGGCGCACCAAGTCTGACTAATATCTGGAATGTCAACACTATCAAAATAGTCTTCCCACTTTTTGCCGCTCATATGCCATTGAAAATGCTTCTCAAAGTTCTTTCTTGTTCTCTTTCCTTCCTCAGCTCTTTGCTCTTCGCTTTTAGACAGAAAAGATTCAAAATATTTGGCAGCTAGTTGATTATCAGGTACAGCCCTTAAACATCCGGTCTCCAGCTCTTTGTACAGGGCCTTTGGCGTGATTGGGAATCCTTCCAGCTTTCTAATCTCACTCTCCATAGCGGAGTAGTCGGTCCCACATACAGGCACACCACAAGCAGCAGCCTCAACATAGGGGAGACCAAAACCTTCGCAGTTTGCATACTGTGTATACAGATCAAACAAGTTAACAATGGAAGACAGGTCTTCATACGAAACACCGTTCTTGACATTAGAAAGCGTTGCTCCCCACTTGCCCGTAAAAGGAGACTGTATTACAGCACCCTTGAATAGTGACGGAAACGGTTTCTTGGTTTCAGGACAAATATATGTAAATAAAACATATGAAGACAGGTTGTGTTGCTGTAAAAGCTCTGGAATATCCCAGCCTAAATCGGGATATGAGGTGTGACAGTAAAGGTACACATCTTTTCTGGCGGTATTATCCAAAAACTTTCTGAACGCCTCAAACAAATCTGGGTAAAGCTTTCTGCGTTGATTACGCATAACTGTACCAATAATTTTGCAGTCTGGGTCTAAGCCAAATCTCTTTTTATGAGCCGCCTTATCTTCTACTGGGTGATATGCTGGGTGCGCTGATGGGGGCGCACTTCCAAGGTAGTTGATTCCACCACCAGATTGGTCGTCAAGCACTCCACCTGCCCAGTCTGAATATGTTAGGCAAGCGTCTGCACCTGCATAAGACGCAACCCACTGTCGAGCCTGTGGTCTCGCGTCAACAGTCGGCATAATACACCACTTGAACAGTCTACGAAAAGGAGAGCGTTCGGCGAACTCAAGCATCCAGAAGTCACGAATGTCGCAAACAATGTCCGGCATAAAGTCTAAGCAGACATGCTCAAATATCCACTCGCCAAACTGGTTGGTTCCAGAAGAGTGATATGCGTCAATCTCCTGCTGACTTGCTTTTGGTTCGCAGTCTGTGTTGGGAGCGATTCCATAATATCCCCAAGGAATATCTTTTGCTCGTGGGTCATTCCTTTGACCATAAGAAGACATCTCTGCAAGCTCATACTTACCTGTGCTGTGCAAATAATTAAGGATCTCGCGGGTATACGTTGCATATCCTGTATTTAAAAATGTAGCTTCACTACAGAAAAGTATGCGTTTCTTTCTCATCTTATTCCTTGTCCAAACATCCAAAATCGAATTGATTCACCCTAAACGTGATGAGTGTATCGTCCTCTGGCTCCATATTTCTAGCTGAGGCATTTACTGTTATTTTCATATCAGTTTTGCCTAGCTTCGCGATAGTCCTTGCACCACTATCCCAAGCAATGAATCTTAAATAGGTTTGGTGCCTCTTCTTCTCACCTCTTTTGTTTCTAAAATACTCATAGATGTACAAGGTGAATTCGCAATATTCGGCTCCCGTATCTCTGTCTACCTCAACCTCTGGGTCATGATACAGGAACCCCGTAAAAGTACAATTGTTCATATCGCTCCTCAGATACTACATTATAGTAGTAATGTGAAAGTTTTCCAATTAAATTTCGTGAATTTTATCAACAATAAAAGAGCTGTCGTCGCCCACATCTCCACACAACATAAGGTTGTTACCCTCATAGAGTACAAACTGATATTTATCTCTAGTGTCTGGGAAAACAATAACGCTATCAAGCGAGCAAGTCATGTCTTCAATTGTAAGAAACGACATTGTTCGCCCCTTTTGTTTGCTGTTTGGTTTGTTGATTTTGTGATTAGCAACGCGCTGCAAGTTTGCTACAATGCAAATGTTTTTACCCTTCTTGCCGTCCATGACATCCTTACAGGTTGTGTTGGCAATTGAAGTGTCCACAGCATCGACCTTGGAAAGTGAGACCGGACAGCCAAGCATCTTGGTTTCCTGCTCAATGATCCAAGCCGGATCGTCAGACAAATCGTAAGGTGGGTTTTTTAGCATTTCTATCTCATTCTCTACGATTTGGCTTCTGTTGATATTGCTACAGCCCCCTCCGTTTTTCTTCGTAGGGTAAAGGTCTGTAAAGCAATCTTGCAACCTAGACCATTTTTGGGATTTATAATTTTCAGTAACCCATCTTACCTCTGCCTTAGTTAGCTCTCTGAATATTAAGTATTCGTAAAGAGCCTGATTTCTAGTCACACCCGCAGTTTTTGTAGAGAAGAATCCTATAGATGCTAACGCTTTGAACGCTGTAGAGTTAATTTTAGGAGCTAAATACACAAGTATGTCCATCCAAGTAAAACTCTTTGGCTCTTTATCTATTTCCTGCGATGTATCTTCAATTGCTTTAATAACTTTGTCACCAGTAACACCGGTAAGACTCTTGATGTCTTTGACGCCAAAACAAATACCATCTTCTTTGATATCAAACTTTGTCGAAAATGCGTTTAGCTTAGGGACTTTTACCTCTATATCAAAAAGCTTGGCCTCATTTACCAGTTCGTATATTTCCTGATGTGGGTCTTGCTTTTCATTTGCATAGAACAGGTAGGACAAAAAGAATTCCTTTGTATGGTTCGCTTTGTAGTACGCAGACCAGTATGAATCAAGTGCGTAAGCCACTGCGTGAGACTTGTTAAAAGAGTATCGTGAAGACTTCTCAATCCATCCGAATATCTCTTCAGCTTCTTCGTTAGTAACAATACCTTTAGCAGCAGCTCCTTTTAGAAAAGCTTCTTTTACCTGTGCCATGAGGTCAGCCTTCTTCTTACCAATCGCCTTACGTAGGTTGTCTGCCTCCATCTCACTAAAGCCAGCCAGCTTGACAGCTATAAGCATTGCTTGCTCTTGGTACACAAGAACGCCATAAGTTGGTTTCAGTATGCTTTCGAGTGACTCGTGAAGATATGTAACATCCTCTTTCTTATGTTTGCGATCTACAAACCTTTGCGTCATCGACTTCCCATCAATAATTGCCTTTAAGCATCCGGGCCTAATTAAGGCTATCAATGCGGCTAGCTCTTCGAGATTTTCTGGGGCGAGCCTTTTTGACCAAGCCCTACCAAGATTGCTCTCAAGCTGAAAAACGCCTTTGGTCAAACCGTCTTTGTACAAGTCCCAAGACTTGTTGTCTTTCAAATCAATCATTTATCCCAACTCTAAACAAAAAGTTTTCCGTCAGCAAAAGCCTTTTCAAATTTCATATTTCTGTATACCGCACGCCGTGACTTCTGCAATTTAATAAATATATTGGCGGTATCTTTAACGTCCTGTAGGGCGTCGTGAGCGTTTTCGCTAGAAAGACCCATTCTCTCACGGAGGCTATCCATGCTGATGGATTTAACATCTGGATCTCCTTCGGTCCATAGCCACACGTCGTCCATTACATCAATTTTGTAAATCTGGTGAAATAACTTCTGGCACTGCCTTTTGTCGTCATATGGTCCGTATTCCTTGCATAGACGGTTGACAATGTGCATGTCGTATCCTATGATGTTAAAGCCTGCTGGGATAGGGGCAAAGTACGGAGTGCCTTTCCAGTTGTACTTATTTACAAATGCGCAGAACTTTTTCCATACCCCTTTTGGCAGAGGTGCTCTAGCTAGCTTTGCTCTAGTTTGCCCAGTCACTTTTAGCGCACCTTCCTCTAGAGGATCTACACCGGCGGCGATAGCTTCATCGTCGTCGATAATGGGACGCATCATACTGTTAAATTCACCCTTCAGTCTAAAGTTACGACCGTCCAAGGCGATGGCAGCAATCTGTGTTGGTTGGCATCGCATAGGGTTTCTACCACCAGTTTCAAAGTCAAACACAATAATGTCTCTATTCATTTATAAGCTCCTTGATTTTCATCAATTTGTCCAAAAGGTTAATGCCAAGTACGTCAAATTTAACATGACCCAAAGCCTCAAGATCAGCCATTTCTAAACCGGCTATTTTCTCCGCGCCGCTTCTCTGGTTTACCATAGGGCAGACCTGATGTAATGGTTCTGCCGAGATTACCACGCCAGCAGCGTGCTTGCCTTGGGTTTTAAAAGTTCCTTCTATCTCTATAGCTTGCTTAAAGAACTCAGAAAAGTCACCTTTAAGCTCTCCATCTTCATTTATATAACAGTAGTCTCTTAGGTCGTCTGCGTTGTTTAGCAAGGCCCATCGAATGATTGACCTATCTTCTTCATCCATCTCCGCTAGCTGATCAGAAATTGCGGCCTCGTCAGGAATATACTTTGTAATTTCGTTCATCTCTCCAAAACCACAAGCTTCGTTGACCCTTAGAACCTCTTTAATCGCGCTACGACCCTGTAGTCTGCCGAACGTAAGCATCTGACTTACATTCTCGTTTCCATACTTATGTTTTAAGTGGGAAATAATCTCATCCCTCTTTTCTGTGGGGACATCCATGTCGATGTCTGGAAGTGAGATATGATCTTCCGTGTTGCGTCCCTCGTTGTAGAATCTTTCAAAAAGAAGATCAAACTCAATAGGGTCAATCTGGGTTATGCCGATTAGATATGAAATCAAGCACCCTGCGGCAGATCCTCGGCCCGGACCTACCATCCAACCCTGATCTCTACAGTAGTTTAAAATATCCCACACGATTAGAAAATATCCAAACAGGTTGGCTTTTTCTATAACCTCATACTCTTTTCTGAATCTATCACCGTATACCTCACGCACATCTTGATCGGTGATTTTATCATCAAGAAGTCGTCGCCATCCTTCTCTAGCCAACTGCCTTAAAAAGTCCTTCTCGGTTTCTCCTTTAGGCGTATCGAAAGTTGGTAGCATCGGCTGACTCAGGATCGTATAGTTTTCACATTGGTCGTATATTTCTGAGAAGGCATCTATATCTTGCCCCTCTATAATTAGCTCCGTAGCGCGTAACTTATCTCGCAAAAAGAAGTCATCATACTCAAAGAAGTGGTGGTTTTGTAAGTCTTGGCCTTTATTGAGAGCTTTATTTACTTTTGAAAGGGTGGTCTTCATGCTAGAGCAAAGCATAATTCTGTGGAGTTGGGCGTGTTCTCTTTCTGTGTAGTAGCTGGTGTGAAACGACGGAGTCTTCGTGTAGAAGTTCTCACCTTTGATTGGGGAAAATGACTCGTCTTTGGCCACACTTATCAGGTTTCCGTTTTTACCCGCATCAATTATTACAGAATTGTCAATCTCATTGTCAGCAGACAGAGAAGATACAATTTTAATTAGCTCAAACCATCCTTGCTTGTTCTTAGCAAAAAGGGCGAACTTATCAAATGAACAACCGAGTATAGGCTTTATATCATTTTCAATACAAGCCTTGTAAAAAGATACAGCACCGGACAGACTCTTATAGTCTGATATGCCGCAGGCCTTATAGCCGTACTCGCGACATTTTTTAGCAAGCTGCTTAGGCTTAGAAAAGCCTTTCTGTAAAGAATAGTGTGTTAAATTACACAGTGGAAACCAGTCCATTATAAATCCTCAATATAAAATTCAACAAAGTCGGGATGATCATCTGAGCGATCACTCATGATCGTGAGATTTTGAATCCCAATCTACATTATAATAGTCTATAGTTTGCAATTTTGCAAGTGGATTTTGCAATTTAGTTCAAGTTCTTTGATTCCACTTGTCTCTTGCTTCTTGCCAATCTTCTGCCGACGCAGAGGACGCCCCGCAATCAGCACATTCATACCAATACATTTGTATGGTTATAAGTGCTTCAGACTGGGGGCGACCTCCACAGAATGGGCAGTCCAACATTTCTTGTTCTACCACGCTCTACAACTCCAGTATCGTGCTTTATGACGTGGGCCGGGATTATCACAGTTATGACGAGCGCGGAAATTCTTTCTTCTGCCGGGGATATTCTTTTTAATCTTCATATTAGGATCACCAAAGTTTACCTTGACAACATTTCCTTTTGGGTTTTTGACGTAAACGCTAAATTTCTTCGGACCTTTCGGGGTTCTGAACGGCTTACCCAGTTTAACTTTTCGCCCTTGATATTCAGCAGCTTGGGCTGGAATTAAGGTTCTGCCGTCTTTTTTATAAACGCCTCTTCTTTCGTACTCGTATATTTCACCAGTCTTAGGATCTTTATACCTAAACGCTCCCTTTGATTTGCCCGCTCTTGGATGACCCTTTGGCAGCAAATCGTTGTCTGTTGTGTAGTTAGGGTTGGAGGGTCTTCCACTCCTTAGCAGCTTGAGGAACGCATTGACGCGAGCAATTGCCCAGCCGTGACGACTCATCTTCGGGGCATGACTTGTGGAGAAGGCTCCTGCGCCACGACGGTAGACTGCTTTGAGCATACCGAGTGTAGCCTTAGAACCCTTACCTTTAGAATTGTGTTCTTTAACCTTTGCGGCTAACTGAGCAGTCACTTCTTTGCTAAACGTAATTTTTCCCTTTTGGTCTTTAGCGCTGTCGGGCTTATTTTTCTTAGAACCTTTCTTTTGGTCTTTCTTTGGTGCGGGAGTTCTTCTCGGATCTTTTGGTCCCGGCTTATCTGCCTCGGCATGGTCTGCATATGTAAGATACTCTTCAGACTGAGCACGCTTAAGCTGGTCTTGGGTTGGTCTACCTTCCTTTTCCGTTTTAGCGGGTTTGTAGTTTTTGCCTTCACGCTCTTTCTTACGTCTGATATTTTCCCACAATCCGGGTTTGGCAACAGAAAGATCAATCTCTTCTACTTCTGACTCTTCGTAGAAAACTTCGTCAGCAGAGACATAGTCTTCTTCTGAGGGTACATGGTAGTTGTCGGCAGTGAGTTCTTCTTCAGAGCCATAGGACTCAAAGTACATTTTCATGTCTGCCGCCTGAATGTGGTCTAAACCCTCAGTGGCTTTAGAGATACAGACAGCTACTCGTTGACTATTGTCTTTGTATTCTTCTCTAACCTTGGGGTCGCTCATACAGCGACTCATAAACTCTTTTCGGTCTTCGCCGTCTTTTCTTGATGGCAGTGGCATCTTTATCTCCTAAAAGTTTGGTAGTTCTGGAAAAAGTTTGTATCTGATGTCTTCCCACACCGCACCAGTAATAATCATAGACGCTTCATTGTCGGAGGGATAATGTACCCCCATAAGCATTCTAGCCATACCAGCCATTTGAACCTTATCAAAAAAGTATTCTGAAAACTGTGGGTATTTAGCAGCTAGGATATAAGCACCCAGAGCAGCGTAGGACGTGTGCCCCGAAGGGTACGAAGGGGTTTGTGCGGTTTTTGAGTCCAAGAGATTAATTGGTATCCCGTATTTTTCAGCAAGTTGGTACGGTCTTGGTCTGTTATGTTTGTGCTTTAGGTTCTTGATTATAGGCTTGAGAATATTCCAAGACTTATCAAATATTTCTCCGGGGAACTCTAAGTTAAGTTTCCTTAACGTCTTGTGGTATAAATCTGTTGGCTCGTTGTCCACTAATTTAATTAGGTCAACCTGAGAGTTAGTTCGATTCTTTGTTAGCTCAGATACATATAAAATTTCTCGCTTGGTAATCTCCCCATCGTTTGTTGGTGGATCTGGAAGCACATCGTCCCAAGCAATAGTAATCTTATCAGACACATCCCATGTTCTGGGATTATCTGTATACTTCATGTTTGCTATTTGTTCTTTTACGAACTTATCTGCGCCAATTATATAATTCATTTGTTTACCAATTTTGAATTTTCTTTAAACTCGTCACACAGAGGGCAGAGTACTTGTTCTCCCGGTCTGTGCATGTTTCTATCATGATGTATCATCAATATACCTTGAAGTAATTGCGTGTCTCTCATCATTGTTTGTTGCTGTAGTAGTCTTATATTGTTGCCGGGGTCTGGGGCTACGATTACATTCGGCTCTCTAAGTTCCCTAAACATATAGCCACTAAAAGCCAGATTACATAAACTCATTACAAACAGTACGTATGCTGCACATTTAAAAAATTTCATTTTGACACCTGTTAAGAAAATAGTTCGGAAATTACTTTTCCTGAATTAGCTATTTTCATAGGTCGTCCATTATTACTTGTAAAAGTAGTTTTTAACGAAATGCCGAGAGCCTTACAAACTGAGGCCATAACATCTTGGGAGGAATACGGCATTGACTCCACTCGCGTACCATCTTCATTTGTCTCGCCAACAGCTATGCCGCCATTCATGCCAGCACCGCCAACAACAACACTCCAGCTGCTCGCCCAGTGGTCTCGTCCAGCGTTTTGATTGATACGTGGAGTTCTGCTAAATTCACCCATCCATATGATAGCTGTGTCCTCCAACAGTCCTCTTTGCTCTAAGTCCTCAATTAATGCACTCATACCTTGGTCTAGCATAGGCAATTTTTCGTCCCTCAAGGTGGGAAAAATGTTTTGGTGGTTGTCCCAGCCGCCTAGACCCACTTCAATAAACGGTACGCCAACTTCGACCAAACGTCTAGCCATTAGGCACCCTTTACCAAAGTTGTTATCGCCGTATCTCTCTCTGACAGATTCCGGCTCTTTTTCTACTTTTGTTGCATCCATCTCAGTGCTAGTTAGTACGTTAAATGTTTTTCTCAGCACCTTTTGATGCTCTTTGGCCATATGCCCCCTGTTGCTATTTATGAAGTTTGTTTCTATCATATCAAGAACTTGTGCCCTCTGATAGAACCTTTGATCTATCTTCATATTGAGATTTCGTATATTACCATCGCTGTTTAGAACTAAAGGTGCAAACTCTGCCCCCAAGAATCCAGCCCCCATGCTTCCGCCATTTACAGATATAAATTGTGGAATCATAAGCTCTCTGTCTAACTGCTTAGAGATAACAGACCCATAGCTTGGGTGAACCATACTTTGGCTTGGCACATATCCCGTGTGCATGTAGTACCTACCTCGCATGTGATCTGCTTCTCTGGTGCTCATGCTGCGAATGATCGCCATGTTGTGCATCTGTTTTGCCATTAATGGCATATGTTCGCAGATTTCAACGTCGCCAGTCGTAGAAATTGGCTTAAAAGGCCCGCCAGTAACAGCTCCGGGTTTTAGATCCCAGATATCCATAGTAGACGGTCCACCGCCCATCCACAATAAAATTGCAGACTTGCCATTTTTCTTTAGCTGCTGCTCGTTCGCCTTCAGTGTTTGCGTCAGAGCAGCAACTCCCGCTAGGGATGTTAGAAATTCTCTTCTTTTCATGTTAAGCTACGCACTCAGGACAGGCACACTTGTCGTCACAATTGCAGTCAGACTCGACGCATGGACATTCGTTTTCGCATAGTTCGCAAGTCACTGGTTGCTTCTTGTTAAACATGTTTTTAATTTCATCTTTATTAATTAAACAAATTGCAGCTACAATAATAACCGCTAAAAATGGTATCTTAAGTTTCATTAACCTACTCCTGCTGAAATGTCTGTTAAAATGTTTTTCTCTTCGTTTGTTGTTACGGGCATTGGTCGCCCCTGTATACTCATCCAAGTATTATTTCTTTGGATTCCCATGTGATTTAACACAGTCCATCTTAGGTCTAAAGGACCGCACTCCCCGTCTTCTGGAACTTCAGCGTTTGCGTTAGAGGTTCCAATTACACGGCCTAAGTCATATCCGCCTCCAGCAAACATCAGGGGAACACTACCGCTCCAGTGGTCACGTCCCGCATTACCGTTTATTTTTGGAGTTCTACCAAACTCTGTGGCGACAACCAGCAGGGTGTTCTCAAACAAGTCCCTAGCTTGCAACTCGTCCATCAGCAAGCCAATATATCTGTCTAGAGTCACCTGTCTGCTGTTCAGTGCGTTGACTATTCCGCTGTGCATATCCCAGCCACCATACTGGATGTTTACAAACTTAGCACCGTTCTGTATAGCTCTGACTGCGGCTAAGGCATCCTTGCCTAACTGATCGTCCTTAAATGTATCATACTTAGAATCTTCTTCAATTCTAAACGTTTCAGCAGCTTTTCCGGTTATAGCTGTCACAGCTTGGCTTTGAAATTCTCTCCAGCTTTCTCCTTGCCCCTTGATTGCGGAGTGCTTCTCTACTAAGTCTAAGAGATCCTTTCTTCCCATAAATCTATCTTTGGCCATTTTTAACTGAAGGTCTCCCACGCCCTGCCTACTAGCTTCGTAACCCATGTACTTTTGACCCATCCAAGCTGCTCCATCACCTTCAATCTTATTCATTTTGATGTAGGTGGGTAAACCGTGAGGATGAGATACTGGTCCGTAATAGCCAGCAATCATAGCTCCGTAACTTGGGTAATTCTGAGAAGTGCCACCCTGATTTCTCTCGCCTCCCACAACCCAGTGCGTAGCGGTTTGATGATTAGAGTCTTTATGTGCAAAACTTCTGACTATATTTATTTTATCGGATCTTTTTGCTACTTCTTTGAAGAGACCGCCTATTTTGACTGTTGGTATTTTTGTTTCAATGTGGCCAGTGGCAGACCGTCTTTCTATTGGGGCATATGGGATAGGGTTGAACGTTTCGATGTGGGTTGCTCCGCCTCCCATCCAGAGAAAGATAACACTGTTCTCATTTTTAGTTATTTTGGGGGAATACTCGTCAGCGTAAGATACTGCCACATTATTTGTAGCTAAATAAGTACCGCCAAGAAAACTAGTTCCATAAGTTAAAAAATCTCTTCTTCTCATCTTATTCTCTTTCTAGCCCGGAGCTTCATAAAAACCAATATTAAACCCTTCTCTTGTGCAATCCTCTACGGTTTTTTCCATTCCGTGTTGTTTGAGGTGCTTCTCTATATATATACACATATTTTCATCCGTTCCCGGCCAATTATTTTTGCAGTAATGACACAGATACCTGCATTTCCAGTGCTTTCTTGTAGAATCCAGTGGTTTAGGATTTACATTTTGTCTAATTTCCTCCACTCTATTCCTTAACATTTCTAAAAATCTAGCTTCGTCGCTTTTATCAAACATTAAAGAGAATGGCTTGGGGTCTGGCTCACCATCCTTATCTTTGTAAAAGAATATACTCATGATTCTATTAGGATATTCTGGGTAGAGTTTAGATATGGCGTAGAAGTAGAGTAGCAGTTGAGCGTCATTTTCTAGCTTTTTATAGTCCTTTACTTCTCCGGTCGCCCAGTCCATGCGACGACCAGTCTTCCAGTCAATCACCTCGATGGTGTCGTCGCTTATTTTTGTTACTAGGTCGATTGTACCCTTAATTGCTAGCTGCCCTTCTACCTTTTCTCCGTTTATTTCATACTCAAATTTAGCCCAATCTTCTTCAATAGGAATATCAAAGTGCGGTTCTGGATGATGAATCTCCCTGAGTCTGGGGTCAAACTGTCCATCGCTGTGCGTAAGAAAAGTCCATACGGTCTCAGAAATAGCTCTCCTGTCTGCTGGGGCAAACTTATGCTTGGAGTTCTTTGCATAGCAGTCAATAGATATGTCTATCAATTCATCTACTAGCTCCTTTGTGTAAAGTCTGTCTTTATGAATTCTGATTTTGCCAGCAGCGTCATCGTCTACAACGAGGTATTTTTTGCGTGAGTTGTCTTGCTGGAACTTTTTTAGTCCTGCTAAAATTTCCATCACTTTATGGGCCATAGTTCCCATGTCTGCCTTTTTACCACTATCAGATTGGTGTCCGAGAACATAGGTGATGAAGTACTGCATTTGACAGTACGCATAATTATTATAACTAGAACTTCTTACGTATGTAACTAACATATTATTCCTTTAAGTGATTGTAAAACTTCTTTACCTTCACCGTCAGGTCATCTATGTTCGTATCGCTATTATCAATATAATTTGTGAAGGGGTAATTATCCAGAGCTACTTCGCTCGAATGATTGTCGTTGTAAATATTTCTAGTAAGTCTTACGAGTTTGCCACCGGCTTCCTCGATTGCTTTAGCCTCATTTCCAAACCTAACGTCTGCTATGATTGCAAGTTGTGATTGCTCTCTTTGAATTTTTTTAATACAGGAATTGACCCAGATTGGTTGGTACATATTACGGCAAGTATCTGTACCAAAATACTGCATGAATTGACGAGCTGTCATCGGTCCTGCCATATCAGATCCCGGCATATTTTCCCACCGCAAATGCTTTTGCACTTGATTCTTCTGCTCATCTGTTCCGTACACACACTCAAATGGGATGTTGAACAACTCAATGCAGATACGCTTTAGTTCATCAGCAAAGCTATAAAGCTTGACATATGGCCACATGCTATGCTCTGCATACTCTGTAAATGCAGCGTCTTTTCGCGATATATCAAACTCTCCCCAACCTTCATTGCCAGAGCTATCTCTAGTCAATATGTTTAGTTCACCAGAACCTCCAATGTTCCAGTCCTGAATTAGGCCCCTGTCTTTCAATACGACTCCGTGAAGAATATTCGCAGTAGTATTTTTTCCAGCCTGCTTTCTACCAGAAATTCCAATTATCATTAAAAATATCCTTTAAGATTGTTAAGTATGCTTTTATGGACCATATCAACGCTCATGTTTCCCAAATCCTTTGTACTCATCTTAGGAAACAGGAGAGTAAATAACCTTCCCATATCTCTCTTTATTTTAATTTTAGACTCTCTTCCAGCCTGATCATTATCTGTCAATACGATTAGTGTAGTTGTCCCAGTCTTAAGCAGTAATTTTCTCTGCTGGCCAGATATATCTTTGCCGAATAGTCCGACCGCATTCTTTACACCACACTCCCAAAGCTTCCAAACGTCCCCTTGTCCTTCTACTAAAAACAGACTTTTGTTAATTTGTCCACTTGACAGCGCGTTGTCGTAATTATATAGATAATCAGTCTTCTTGATGCCGTTTGAAAATAAATACTTTGGCTGAAGCCAGTCTCTTGTCGATCTCGCTATATATCCAACCTGATGTCCGCAAAAATCAATTGGTATTATAGATCTAAATCTCATGGGGGAAGTTCTGTCACAGCAATCCTTAACCCTAAAAAAATCTAATGTATCTCTTCTAAAGCCTCTGCTCTCAAAGTAGGGTGAACCATTAAGCGTCTGCACGTTACAAAACGATGGCTGAATTTGGCACAACTCCTTCCTGCTTGAAACTGTTTTCACAATATTGGAGAATGTGTTTTCTACGGGAACTACTTTATCCTTTTTGTCTACCTTTGCTCCGTCAACATTGTATAACTTACAAACATATCTAAGAACATCGGAAAATGAATCCGTGTCGAGACACCCCTTTATAAAACCCCATATGTCTGTGTTGTAGTGTTCGTGACAACCTCTTGTCCAGCACCTCCAAGCCTGTCTAGTCAAGGAGATGGACAGCGCTTGGGGATTATCGCTGCCCTCGTGTATTGGACACTTCATAAATATATTATCCGCTACCTGCTCATATTCCAAACCGAAACTTTCTAAAAGCAGATCAATATCGTCAAATATTAATTCTTTGACCTTGTTAAGGTCCAATGTTTTACCCTTGGGTTTTCGTAAATTCATACCATAGAAATCCTGAATTAGCCGCAGCGTAAGAAAACCACACTAAAGCGTGGGGAAAATCCTTCTGCCTTATATTATCAATACCGCACGCTAAATAACATAGCGTAGAAATTCCAATTGCCCAAGTCGCTAACATTACTTCTCCTTTTTAGGCGGCATGTATCCAAAGATGTGACCACATGTAAACCCAACTGAAAACGATATAAAAGGTGCTTCTAGAGCAGAATCTTGCATAAATCTGCTTATTGTCAGTGGCATACCGCCGACTGTTACTGCAAGCAGGTCGTAAATACCCAGAGCTATAATTGACCCTGTTACCAATTTCGCCGTTAATGACATTATTCTTCCTCCAAATCAAAAGGTGCGTCAGACCCCTCAATGACATCGCCGTCCGGAGAAGACCTAACTTCGTCTCTAGTTCTTAATTCTAATAGTTGTGCATGTTCTCCAACCATATTCATGTTTATGTAGTTACCATCCATAAGTCCAGCCCCATGCCTAGCTTTAAGTGTGACTACTTTTCTGTTTCCTGCGTTTGGTCCGTCCTCAGCAAGCTCCTCCGCTGATTTTAATTTAAATATAGAGAAGGATGTGCATAGCCAGATTAGTCTGTCAGAGCCGCTTACAGCGTCTGTAGACTCTTTGGTGATACCATCTCTATTAAGCTGCACAAAAGATAGGCACGGAAAATCGTATTTGACCGCAAGGTTGTGCAGGTTTGTAATCTGGAAACCTAACGCTTGGTATTCTTGAATATTGTTAGTAATACCGGATGACGACATTAACTTTAGGTAGTCGTAAACCACCAAACACTCGTTAGTTTTTCCATTTTCATCTTGACCAACTTCACGTAGAATCCATCTTTTAATTGTGTTTAGTATCGTCTCGAATGGAGCGCCAGCTACGCTTACGTAGGTGTAGGGTATGTCTCTAATCTCGTCCATAGCATTACGAACAGCAATTAACTTTTCGTCGTTTTCTGCAAATTGACCTGTGGAAATTTCCCCAATTGGAACGCCGCTAATATTCGACAAGATCCTGTTTAGGTGATCCTCTTTGCTCATCTCAGTATCGAGCATAAGTACAGGTATTCCCATACGAGCGTTATGCAAAGCAACATTATCTGCAAAGACAGACTTGCCCACTCCGGGCCTTGCGGATACGAGATCCACACACTTACGACGTAAACCACCACCAATGACGGCATCAAACCTTGGAAATCCACTTGACAAACCTATTTGATCGCATTTATTTTCAATCAGAAACTCAACGTACTCGTCTAGGTCATCACCCAACATCTCTGGTTTTTGACCTGTTTCGTCGTCACGCAAAAAATCCATCAGTGGCATTTCAACTAAGTTGATAATGTCATCAATGGTTTCGTCACCTACGATAGAAGATATGTCCGAGTCTATCTTTTTAGCGATGTGTTTTGCTTTGCGTGCGAATTCAAATTTCTTTACTTGAGCGGCAAAGTGTAGGACATTTTGTTTCTTGACAGGATAATCCATCAGGTCACGAATGTACTCAAGCTCTTGTTGAGTTTTGATGACCTCTGAAAGATTAAGCTGTTCCGCAGCGGAAAGTATAGCAGGAATATCAGCCTCTGCTTCACTCTCCAAAACTTTCTCTACACATTTATATATAACCTGATTGTTACGATGTGCAAAGCTGTTATGAGAAATGAAATCGCTTATTTCAACATAAGATTCAAGACCGTGAGCGAAGAGACCGGCTAATACAGCTCTTTCAGCTCCAAGGTCGGAAAGCGTTGAGTCCATTTTACCTTCCTGTGCAACGATTGCATCTAATATATTCGCCGTGTACTAAGTTTGCGTTCATACTAAAAGTCTTGCCGCAGACATGGCACTCAAGTGTTTTCTTCTTTGCCTTACCTCTATTTCTAGAAGTCCTACCCATACGCTCGAACTTTTGCGGATCAAAATCCATATCCCTATCCTCACCGCTGTCGATCCACTGATTTTTTCTCGCCCTCACAGCAGTTTTCCTTTTTTCAAGTACATCTTTACCTCTTTCTACAGTAAAGTCTTCATTAACATTAGATCTAGACTTGGGAGTCTGCTTTTCTTCAAAACTCTTTTCATCTAGTTGGGGTACATCGCCCTTAACGTTACTGTTTAGCAACCCTTGCACCAATTGGTCTTTTTGTTCTGGGGTCAAGGATTCTAAAAGCTTTTGAACAATATCGTCACTCATCTTCTTTTACCTTTTTCAATTAGAATATCAGCCTTACGCCTGATGTTGTATTCTCTGTTTTTTATAGATTCTAGTCTACCTTCCGCTGTCAACTTCCAATCATTAATTTTGCTAGCTATATCGTCACTCCTTAGTATGGTCGCAACTTTTACATCATGCTTGGCGTATTGATCCCACACACCGCTGTTTAGCCCCTCGGAAATTATACTCATCAGGCTTGATTGACACCAACGTATCACATTCTCACAATGCGCTCTTTCTTGTGAAACGTGGTCTGCAAACTGATATAGTTGGTATGCGTGATTGAAGCATTCGTCTTGCGTCAATTTTTCAAGATCATCTAGGCTTAAAGTTTCCGCTAGGGCAAACTCGGTATTAAATTTTGTTGGGGTTATACCTTTGGCGGTGATATACCCATCTATGCCTTCTAAAAAACTTTTTAGTCTATCTGCTGCGTTCAATTTTATCTCTCCAATATTCCATCGAGTCGTCCCATCTAAGTTCGACCAGCTCAATTCCGTTGATTCTACACCATTCTTTTTTATCTAGATCCCGCTTTTTAGCCATAGCGAAGCCAAACTTGTTCTTATGAAAATATGGGATGTACTTAAAGTGCTGTTCACCATGCACCTCTACAGCCATTATAGCATTTGGAATGTAGAAGTCAAGGTATAGAACAGATTTTTTTGACGGTTTAACGGAACCCGGAAGTTTGACCTCTTCGTATATACTATATCCAGAAAATATCTCAGAAAGAAGGCCTCTTGCCATTTTGTGGTAAAGTGAGCAATTACTTCTCTGTTTGGAGTACCTTTTTAGGTCGAGTGTATATTCCCTTCCGTTTAACCCCGTGACCTTCATAGTAAGATTTCTTTTATCTCGTCATACAAGAAGTCCATAAGTTCAGGATTACCGTTCAAGAAGTTTACAACCTTCTCCATCCCCTGAAACTTAAATGCTCTTTCGATGCTCTCGTCAGTAAGTTCAACCTCGTTATCTACAAGCCAGCTTTTTATAATCGGATTGTCTTTGTTTTCCACAAATGTTGTGAAGGTGTACCAAGCACCTTTAGCAGAGATCATTGCAAAGTCTGTTCCAATCTGAGCCAACTCTTGCGCCTCATCAATTCCTACTCCATAGCGAATCCAACTTGCGGCAGTGGTCATCGGTGTACCTCCAGCCGCAGATGTCTTGATAATCCAATTTGCTACTTGTCCCACATGGTTGCCAGATTCTTTTGGTACTTCCCACTTTCCACGATGAGTAATCACCATATTGGTTCCAGCTTGAAACTGTAACATATTTCCGCAGTCTGCCATCTTACTAGGAGAGAATCTTGAACCACCCGTGTTTGCAATGTTGTGAGTGATAAATACAGCAATCGCTTTCATTCTAGCAACATCACCGCTGATGCGCTTAAAGAACATGGATAATAAGCGGGG